CCACGAATTTATCCATCTGTAAAAACACGGATTTGGAAGCCGGACGCATGATTATCGTGCGGTCTTCCTCGGGTGCGCTGGCCTCGTCAAGTTTCAGAATAGAGTTCAAAAGAACGGCATCCGAAACGGGAGTGCTGGCCGTGCCTACAGACTGAGCAAGAGTGCTGTAGAGGCCCAGGAGGTATTCCTCAAGGTTAAGCTTGAGGGCATATCCTATCCTCTTTCCGTACTCTTTGAGCATGTTGTAGCTGGCCTGCACTTTGGCAAGGTCCTCTACCTCAGCAGCCGCGTATACCCATTGGTCAACGGTCAGAGCGAGAGGGGTCTCGCTATGCGAAGCCAGGGTAATAGCGCCGTAGGAACCCACGGACGCGGCGGACAGATGCGCTATCTGCGGGATGCGCAGAATATCGCCTCCGTTCTTGAACTCAGCGTCGTAGCGGGCCACGCGATTCGGCATAACCAGTTTAGTTTCCCTGGCGTGGACGACTTCTTTCGCCCACAATTCGGGTATGAACTGGCCGCTGGCCGCTACGGACTGTTCAATGTTTGTGTTGGTCATTGGTCAATCCTCCTTATATTCCGCCATCCGCTTCGCGTATGCACACGCTTACGCCAAGCGTACCGGATGAGGAATTTATCGATAAGCCGTTAGCCACCGCTATCGGCGGATTGAAGCTTATCAGAACGCTTCCCGTGGTGCTGGCCTGCGCGAATTTGGCTATGGCGGTAGACGAAGAATTCGCGGTAGCCGAATCCCTGAATACCACATAGTCACCGGCGGTCGCGGCTGGCTCTATATTCAACCAGTACACCGCCCCGGCTTGCGCCAGAGGGGTGCTTTTACCCACTCCGTAGGTAGCCAGAGCGCCCCCCACCGTGTTCACCAAGGGGGCCACTATCTCGCAGGGCAGGGCATAAGAATCAGCCTGGCCCAACTGATTTACCGGAGTCTGCCAGCTATACCTCATTGCCGCGTTGCCGGGCAATGAAGCAAGCACAAGCAGCCCCAGTAAGACGCCCAACTTCCTTGTCTTCATGTTTTATCCTCCTATCATCTTTGCATGAATCGCTCTTATCTTTTCCTCGTATTTTTCGTCATTGGGATCGAGCGCCGCGAGTTCGGCTTTATAATCCTGGCCTTTGCCTTTTACGCCGGTGCCGGGTTTTCTGAGCCCTTCTTTGATCGTGCGCGTGTACCCTGAACCGTCTCCCATGGTCACGAATTTATAAGCGAGCTTAACGGCCACTTCCGCGTCAAGGCCTTGCAGCTTATTATCCGTGATGAACCTGGCCGCTTTTTCTTCAAGTTCAGGGGTGTAATCCTCCTGTTCCCTGAACCATTTATTAGCCGACGCTATTTTTGAGGACCGCTCTCTCTCCGTGTTCTCTTTCTGTAGCCCGCCGAATTTTTCATCGAGCATCCTGGCTACAAAATCCTCTATGGATTTATCGGGATTGCTGTAGTCAAGCTTAAACCCTTGCTTCTGTTCCGGGCTTAACGCGCCCTTCATCTGGTCAAGGATTTTCTGCATCCCCCCGTATTTCGTTTCCAGGTCGCGGTACTTGGTGTTCACTTCTTCAAAGCGGGCATAGGGAACAAACTGCTCTCTGCCTTTACCGCCCGCACCCTCACCCGCACCAGCGCCCGCTCCGGCGCCCGCACCCGCTCCGGGATCTCCTTCTCCTGAGCCGCCTCCGGCTCCCGCTCCGCCACCCGCACTACCGGCTTCTTCTTCTATCATGTTCGTATTCTCCTTGGTTTAACGCCACAAGTGGCGAATTTCAAAATTGCACCGTTAACCCAAACTCTACAGACTTCCCCCAATAGCACATTTTCCGCAAGGACCATCCCTTTTAGAGAACATTGGGGGAGGTCTGTAGAATCTGGGACACTATCCGATTGTTTGTCTGTAAGTCGCAACAGACAGGACTACTTTTATTGGTCCTATGCGTCGGGGAGGGCGTGCAATTCCCTTAATCCCCTCTGTTATTACAATCCCGGCCGTTTAGTAATTCTCGTGCAGCGGCCTTTCGCTTCTGCCTGCCTCGTTTTTAAATTGAACGGGCCTAGAAACAATATTTATGGCGCTCTTCCGAACTCCGCCACTCTTACGCTGCCGGTACCGCTGTCTCCTGCCATGGTAAAATACATGGTCACATATTTGCTGATGAGCAATGGGATGTACCCGCTGTTCTTGTCAGACTGGAATATTTTAATGCCGGTGGCCGCTGCCGTGGTTGAGGAAGCCGGCAAGGTGAAGTTTATGTATACCACATCAGCCGCGTACTGCCAGATATGCACTTCCTCCAGGTTCAGCAGGGTGGAGCTGGACACGAAAAGCACGGGCGTAGTGGACACGGAGACGGCGCTGGTGAAAGCCACTTCATTTGAAGCGTCTATCTCGGTATAGGCAAAAGCCTTTCCCGAAAATATCGCCGCGCTTAACAGCAAGCAAACGCTGAAAATTAACTTTTTCATATTCTTAATTTCTCCTTTGCCGCTTCTTCCTTCATGCTCTCATTGAACGCCTGGACTTTTACGGTGTAGATCTGGTCCACGCGCTTGTAAAAATACTCCGGCTGAAACAGCGTTCGCAGGAGGCATCTTTTTTCGCATATTGCGGACATTATCGAATTTATGCGAATTATGGCCTGTTGGCTGCGTAAGAGGGAGATATTATCAGCATGGGCCACTTCCCTCTGAATCATTGCCCGTATTTGATCGTCGCGCATTTATTTGTCCTTAGGCTTCCTGCCCCTCTTTTTACCGGCATACGGCGGTTTATCCTGAGTTGCCGGGATTCTCGGTAAAATGGTTTTTATATCCATAACTGCGTCAGTCAAAGACCTTATATGTCCAGCCAAGACAACGGACGCTTTAAGCGTGGCGGCGGCGAGAGCCAGATTCGAGGCTATTGACTGTGACGGTGTTTTGTCTAAAAAATACTCGTAGAACTCCATTGCCCTAGCGCCGTAAAACTCCGCATCGTTTACGGGATGAGCATCGTCCAGAGGGGGCGCGGGCATCTGGTCCTCAACAGCTGGAACCTTATTCCCGGCCATGGTGTGTATCTTCTCCTGCCCGGATAAACTGAATGTCCTGTTTCTGATATCGTCCACTCTTGACATAGCGCTAACCTCCTGAGTTCTTGCTTGCAATATATTTTTCAACGGTCTGAGTAGGCAGATCACGCAGGTGTTTAAGCATCCTGTATCGGCCCTGGATTATCCGTAAATCTTTATCCTCAACAGCCGCGGCCAGGTCACGAAGTATTATTTTCTCTTCCGCATTATAGAGGGCCACCATCGATGAATAACCCTCGCAATTTATCACCTTACTGAGTCCGTCTATAAAAGGCGAAACAAAATTATCGGTCATGGCAAGCCCGCCGTTACAGACCTTTCATTGTTTCGGGCGATACCCATTCCACCAACCGTAGGCGCCCCGCGCTCCATTATCCTTTGCGCTCCCGGAGATTTGGCGATCATGGACTGAGTAGCGGCCTTGATGGTTCCCGGCTGAGTCATTGCCCTTTGCACATCGATCTCGCGTTTAAAATCGTTGGGGTTCATATTGAACGAAAGCGCGAGTTTCTGTATGATGGGCTTCGCGTCCATGTTAAACCCATTGGTTTTAGCCAGCATGGCGAACCCTTGCAGGAATTCAAGCAGTTCTTTTTTCTGAAAAACACGGAAATCAAGGTCCGTGCTTATCTTCATCTTAAAATCAGGGTTTCTTGACAGGCTGTTATTGTTTACGGAAGCGAACAGTTGCTCACCTTCCGGACCTTCTGCTCGGATCACGCGGGACCTGTCAAGAAATTGAAGGTTGCGGCTATGCGCTTTGTAAAGGAAGCGTTTAAGAAAAGTGCCTATCTGTGAGCGCACAATAGCGCGCAGCCTGCGTGTGGCCTCATTCTGCACTATCTGAGACTCCGTAGCCGTCATGTTCTGAGATATGCCCTGTAGCGTAGAGGTGGCGCCTGACTGCCTGCGCATGGCCTCCCTGTCCGTTTCTTCAAGCTGTTTGGCGTATGGTATGCCTTCCAGGGGAGGTCTCAAAGCAGATAGCCCGCTCGGGTTATCCATTTCAAGAACCTTGTATGCTTCCCACACCAGCCGGCCGTTATCGCTCTTGAGCCCGCAGTCAGACGACATGGCCCACATGTTATATAGCGCGGCATAGAGGTTATCGTTGATAAAATTTCGCCGGTCGTTAATTTCTTTCTGCTGCCGGTAGTTTACCTCCACGACTCCCATTCCGTAGAGTTCATTGTCGCACTCTATCCATTTGCAGTCTATGAACGGGTACTCACCATCGTCATACGGATTGACTTCTGGTTCACGCAGGACAACGCCGTTATCGGCCACCATCACGCGCCATCTGAAATCTTCGTCCTCGTCTTCAAGATAGCCCGTGTATTCGTGGTATTTTAAAAATTTCTCTTTCGGCTCGTTGGTCAACCCGGCAACTGCCCTTCTGGCTTTCTCTGTCTCGTTGAATGGAGAGCCGTTGCTCGCGGCCTTGTCCACATTCTGCCATAACCCCAACTTCTCCATGCGCTTCGCTTTTCCGAACGGGATTATGTATGTGCGGCATGTCCACTCCATGCCTTCCAGCATGTCAGCGCCCTCTCCGCATGAGAACTCGCAGGGCCGGATGTATTGAAAATCGAAGGAATCGAACTTTGGAAATCTGGTGTATACGCCATTCTGCTTCTTCCAGCCATAGTCCAGCACCCAGGGGACCTCAATAGGAGCGTACCCGTCACGGGTGAGTCCGCGCAGGAACGGCATAATCTTTCGTTGCAGCTCTATAGTTTCAAATTGGTCGGACATTACCGACTTTGCCAGGAATGATTTAACAGCGTCGTCATATCCCTGCGGGTAAACATCGAAAAAAGATGCGTCGCTTGTGTCCGAGAATATCATCTCGAATACGGCGGTTGAAAGCGCCTCTATCTCGGTTGTGATCTCGGGAATAAATGTGTTCGATCTGCCTATGGAACGCGCATCAGGCTGGGCGCGGTACATCTTATACCAACTGTTGAAAGAGGCAAAATGATCCTTGTGTTCATCGGCGAAGTTCTTAACCTTTTCGATAACTTCTTGCCCGGATCGTTCTGACATTGGTTTCCTTTAAATCGAAACCACCAAAATAAAAAAGCCATCTCTCCTTTCGGAGAACCAGCCTTAATCTGGTGGAAGGCTCGCTTCAGGAGCGATACGCGGTGATCAAGCCGCTGCCTTATTTTTCACAAATATTATTGCCTATAGTTTGCAACTTGTCAAGTCCTATTCTAATTCCTCGGACAACCCGTAACAGAATCGTACATGATAATCGACCTGCCTGGCTTTTTTAAAATCATGCTTCTTACCGTGCTGTCCTCCGTCTTGCTTTTCTGTGCCGGCGCTGATTCAGACCGCCGGCCGGATAGTGCGTAGATAACATACCTACACCCATCGACAAAATGATCTTCACCTACAGCCGGGGTTTCTTTACCAGCTACTGGCCGACCCCATTTCCATGTTTTTATTTCTTCGATCAAGGGGTCGCAATGCCCGCGGAAGAATTTAACCTTCCCTTGCTTCATCATGGACTTCAAGTATGCGACCGATCCGCTCCAGTCCCTTGTAGCCGGAGACATAGGCAGTCCGGCTTTTATAAACTGCATTGCGATACTCAGCTTGGATGTTTCCTTGGTGTCGCCTTTCCTGTTCCAGGCCGTGCTGTCCATCTTAGTGAACTGATACGCCATACCTATGTCCCGTTCTAAAATTGATTTGGCGTGTTCTTCCGGAGTATTGCCGGCCTGGCCGTAGCAGTCAAAGACATAGAATATTCCATCGTCTCCAAGCGCAACGGATATTTTAGTGCAGGGCTTATCAACGCCCCAATCCATGCCACGCGCTTTTATCCATTGCGAAGGAATAATGAAAGGATCGACCTGTAGATCGTCGGTATACTCGGAAAGAATTATTCCGGATTTAACTTCATGGGAACCATAGAAAAATTTATCAAGCCAGTCTTTCGGATAATTGGTCAAAAGCGACTGGATATAATCATCAGGCAGATAGGGGTTATCGCTTGTTATGCTGTTTATGCCCTTATATTTTGGATGCGAGGTATCGAAGAAATTCTTCCATACCCAATTATGCCCGTCAGGGTTCACGGTCAGAAATCCGAACTGCTTGCTTACAGGGTGGCGCAAGCGGCCTACAAGGTCAAGGAAATCGCTTTCTTCAACCTCCTCAGCCTGGTCAATATAGAACCAGCCAAGATTTAAAGACCGCTGCTTCCGTATGTCGTCTATGGGTCTGAATAATATTTGAGAGCCGTTTTTCAAAAGCATGGTGTTAAACGCTTCGTTCCAATCTAGTATCCAGGATTGAGGCATTAACTCCAGGAAGGTCTTGCGCGTAGCATCTCTCAGCTCGGGGTATGTCTTACGACACACCACTCCGCTATTACCGGGGAATATTGCGGATAGGATGATACCCTTCATGCAGCCGGCAAAGGTCTTAGCGGAACCAAACCCGCCGGAGAGCGCGGAGAATCGATCCTCAAGAAATATGAATTCTTTCTGCTTGGGTAATAGCGTGATCTCAGAATTGGCCTTTATAGCGTGCGCGGCCTGATTCTCAACCAGCCTTTTCTTGCGGATTCGGCTCATTCAATCCTTCCGTGGACTTTAAGGGCTCTTCGGTATCTATAGGCAACTCAGGGCAGCCAGCGGGTTCAGAGTCAGTCTTGCCAGTTGGTTCCGTCCCCGGCGCCGCCGGGGCGGCGGTATTCCCACCCCTTAAAGGCTCAAATTTCTTGTGCTTGCAGTAATGGCACTTATTCGCCAGCCTGACCATATCTTCCAGCTTTATATTCGCCAGGGGCAAGATCTCAAGCTTGTCGTCATTGTTTTTAACCTCGTCAAATTTCCACCGCTCGGCTATATCAAGCGCCTTAGACCGCTCTGCCGGATTGTCGGAAGAAAGCGCTTTTTTTATGGATAGCGCAATCTCTTTATCCGTTACGCCCGCATCATCCAACAACTTCTCCCGGTATTCCCTGCCCTTCTTCTTTTTAACCTTTTTGGTCGGCATATATTCAGCATACACTAATTTTTTGGTATAATCAAGCCATGAAAATACTGCCAGATGTTCCCCGTGTCATGGACTTCCTGCCCAGGAAGGACACCGAACAGAATCTCAAATATCGGTTCTGCAAGGCCTGTGAACAATACGGATTGAAATTTTACCTTGAATACCCCTCCCGATGGAACGAGGCCCCAGGCTGTAGATTCGATGTGGTTATCCATGACGGGAAATACATCAAAGCCCTTGTGGAAATCAAGCGCAAATCAAAAAATGAGAAGCGCGGAGACCTATGGCTTAAAACCAGGCAGGCTCAAAAATACCTGTCATTCGGTGTCCCTGTTTTCCTCGTTTACGATGATAAAGACTTCGTGGAAATTTTGAACGCTATTTAGGAGGTTTTATGTATAAGGTTAAAATATCTGAGAGTTTTGAAACAATGTCTTGCTTTATATATTTCTACACCGAAGAAGGGGGAGTTGTTCATATACTTGAAGCAGACGGACACACTATGCGTAAACTTGACCCAAACAACGCCCAAATACATAATTTTAACAAATTTGTTATTCCTCAAAAATTCTTATCCCCACTCATGGACGCGCTGAGGGAAATGGGCGTTAAACCAAAGGACCAGAGTTTCACGGAAGGGGAACTCAAGGCGCAGACAAACCACCTGAAAGATTTACGGAGGCTGTTGAAATTACCAGAATGACCAAACCCACCCCCAAACTTACCCCCACAGACATAGAGGCCATCAAAGAACGCGCCCGCATTGCCGGCCAGGATAAGGCCCTGCGCGCTATGATCCTTGCCAGAGAAACCTCAGAATCTTTCACAAAGTCATGGTACGACATAAGACTTAATTTTCAGGATTTTTTAAAAAATTAAGACCCCTTCCAAAATACCCCACCCCCCTCCCACCATGTGCCGGGGGTGTCTAAAACGCTTCCTACCCCTATCAGCGAACCACTACGGCTTCATTAAAATATAACAGATACTGCATCTGAACATTACTTGGGGAGGGAGAGAGAGGTTGATATACGCCCTTCCAGGCAGCCGACCCGACTTTTCGGGTATACGGGGGGTGTATTGGAGGCCTCCGTTCCTTAACCACTCCAGCTTTTTTTGCCTCTTTTTCTGCGCCGCTGCCTACCCTCTCCGGCCCTGTTTTGCAAATTGTGCTTATATTTCCTACACTTTTTGCGTCCACTTACGATAATAAACATTATGTTAACATTTGCCTGTGGATAACTCACTTTTCCCCAATGAACCAGCCTGTGGATAACTCGTAAAAACAGGGGTAAATCAGGCTGGAAAAACACCAGCACCAGGCAGATCACCGCGGCGAGGCAAAACACGAGACCGGGAAACACCAAGGGAGCGCCTCGTACTCGGAGAGACATTGACCAATAAATCGCCTCTATTACAATTTAACTCAATTATTTTACAGCGTGGAAGGGCCGCGCATACGAGATCAGCGCGGAACTCATGGAGATATTACACCCTCTTTATTATTCTTACTCCCCCTATACCCCCTCGCGGGGGGGATTACTCCCTGGCTGTATTGCGCGTCGGACTGCTGTAACCCCTCAAATCCAGCCCAAACCCGATCTCTCCCTGGCCCACCAATCCGCAGCCATAGCAAATCCCATCATTTTTCCGGGCTCCATCATCCCCGTAAAATTCACCTATATAATTAAAATTAGTCATTATCCTCAACCGAAACAATCTCAGAATCAGAAAAGAAATAAATAAACAAAGAGGACGCATTGCGTTCGCAATGCGGACGCATGAGCAGCTAAATCCTCGTCGTGACCACGACGGAGGAAACTATGTATAAGATTTTATTATGTGGTATTAGAATTTTTAATACCGAAAACCCTTGACAAACGGCATTTTGTATGCCATACTATATATGTCGAGGAAAGAGGTCGCGGGTTTTTAATTTAAACGGCCCCGGCTCCCGCTAACCTCCCTCGACAAGAGAAGCAGCCGGGGCCGTCATTTTGGAGCGGAGGGCAAATAAAATGAAAAAATACAAATACGAAATCAGGCAGAGCCATTTCCACGGCGGGGATAATCCTCGCCTGATCGGGCGGACCAACGATATAATGCGGGCGCGGAGGCTCGCTAGTTGCGGGGATTGCAAATGCGGCGGCGGGAAAATCTACGAAAATGGCGCGCTGGTGCGAATATGGCATAATGGATTCAGCTGGGTATCGTACCCCGCATAAAATCAGGGAGGAAGATATAACTATGAAAAACTCAATACTCATAGTGCTGGCGGTGTTTTTGTCTGGCTGTTTCCCGGCGTTAAAAACTCCGGGCGATTTGGCCCGGTACTCAAACTGCGACCCGCTGACAATAGCCGGCTGGCAAGCGGGGACAATAGAGTACCGGGAGCAATCCGGCTACGCGCCGGCTGAAATCGTGATGGACCGGAAACATGGGGACTGCAAGGGCTACTCGGTTGTGGCCGTGGACCATCGAGGCTCCGGGGCAGGACGGTCCCGCCCATGTTGTGCCGGAGGGTCCCGGCGGAACTGTTGCGGCTGTCTACGGGGATAATCAACAGGAATCCGCAGCCAACGCCCGCCTAATCGCCGCTGCGCCGGAACTGCTGGCGGCGCTGAACAAAGCCGACGGGCTGCTGT